TGCCGTCGCTTCTGCCGGGATCGTTGAGGAGCGCGAGCGCGTCGAGATGGCCGCGAAACTTGTCCAGTCTGGCTACGAGCCCGCAGCTGTGCTGTCGGCACTCGGGCTGCCAGCGATGCCGCACACGGGCCTGGCGTCTAACCAGTTGCAGCCGGCCGAGAACGCCCAGGTCTAGGAGGGCCGATGAGCAAGATGGAAACCCGCACTTTCACGGTTGACGACATCGAGGTGCGCGAGGCCCCTGAGGGAATGACCTTTGAGGGTTACGCCGCGGTGTTCAATTCACCGAGCGCGCCTCTCCCGTTTACCGAAACGATTGCACCGGGCGCATTTGCCCGGTCGCTGAAGTCGCGCAACAACGTTTTCCTTCTCGTCAATCACGACGCGGCCCGCCCGTTGGCGTCAACGCGGTCCAAGACGATGACGCTCGAGGAAGACGGCCGCGGTCTGCTGGTCAAGGCGACCTTGCCGGACACGACTGACGGCCGCGACCTCGCGGTGCTGCTCGGCGCCGGAGGCAACCCGCGCGTGATCGACTCCATGAGTTTCGGTTTCTCTGTTCCTCGCGGCGGGGACAAGTGGAACGAGGACGGCAGCCAGCGCACCCTTCAGCAGGTTCGGCTGCATGAGACCAGCATTGTGACGTTTCCGGCCTACGAAGCCACGAGCGCCGCGGTGCGCAGCCTGGACATGTTGGCCGAGGCTACGGGCGAGGACGCTGACGCACTCAATGGCGCGCTTGAGGCGCTTGAGCGCGGGGCCACCTTGACCCTTGATCAGGCTGGCCTGTTGTCTGCGGTGGTGGCGAAGTTGTCGCCGGAGCCGCAGCCCGAGCCTGTGGTTGAGCCGGTGGCGCACGACACCAGCCAAATCAACCTGCTCAAGACCAAGCTCGACCTGGCCTTCAAGGCCTGAGACCTTCCTGGCCGCGCGAGCCGCGGCTAGGTCCCCGCTCTGAGGAGCCTCGGCGGGATTGCAAGAAACACCTGCGCAATCCAACAAACCGAGACCCCAGAAAGGGGTGAACTAAGTTGTCCGAGTACCTGAAGAAGCTCGTGGAGGACCGCCAGTCGGCGTACCACGCAGCGAAGGCGAAGATGGACGAGGCCGCCGCTGAGAGCCGCGACCTGTCCGCTGAGGAGCGCGAGTTCGTCGACCGCACGTTCGCGGAGCTTGACGAGAAGCGCACTATGATCGACACCCTCATCACCGCTGAGAAGCGTGAGGCTGAGATCGCCGAGGCCATGCGTGGCGTTGCAGATGTCGCCCGCCCGGTTGAGGCCCGCACCGCTGCGGCCGAGTCCGACGCCGACATCCTCCGCTCGCTGCTCGCTGGTGAGCGTCGTGCGCACTCGTTCAAGTTTGAGCAGCGCGACATCGCCAAGACCAGCAGCAACGCCCCCGTGCCGACGTCGTTCTCCGACGTCGTCATCGACCAGGCCCGCCTCGTGGGCCCGATGCTCGACCCGAGCGTCGTCACCGTCCTCAACACGGGCTCCGGCGAGGACCTCGTCCTCCCGTCGCTCGCGTCCTGGTCAACGGCCGGCTTTGAGGCTGAGGCCGCGACGATCGACGAGTCGGACCCGACCTTCGGCAAGACCACGCTCAAGGCCTACAAGTACGCCTTCATCGTGCAGGTCTCGCAGGAGTTCCTGGCTGACAGCAACATCGACGTCATTGGCTTCCTCGGCCAGCAGGCCGGCAACGCCATTGGCTACGCCGTCAACGACAAGCTGACGCTCGGCACCGGCACGGTGGAGCCTTCGGGCATCGTGACCGCGGCTGCGGCTGGTGTCACCGGCGGCACCGCTATTGCTGGCACGCGCGGCACTGGCGCGTTCACTGCTGACGATCTCATCGACCTCGTCTACTCGCTGGACGGCGCGGCTCGCCGCCTGCCCGGCTTCGGGATCATGGCAAACGGCTCCAGCATCGGCGCCATGCGCAAGCTCAAGAATTCGTCGGGCGATTATGTCTACATCCCGACGATCCAGCCTGGCCAGGCAGATACCCTCCTCGGCCATCCGCTGATTGAGAATCCAGCGATGGCTTCGGTTGGCTCCGGCGCCCGCTCGGTCCTTGCCGGCCACTTCCCGTCGTACTACGTCCGCACTGTGGGCGGCATCGACGTGGCCCGCTCGGACGACTTCGCCTTCAACACCGGGCAGGTCACGCTCCGCTTCCAGATCCGCGTCGACGGCGCTCTCCCGCAGACGTCGCACGTCAAGCGGTTCACCGGCGGCACCGCCTAGTCACTAGGCACCTAGACGTGGATGGCCCCGCCTTTGCGCAGGGGGGCGGGGCCATCCACACCCCCTGCGCACACCTAGGAGAAACGGTGGCCCATGCCACGAAAGCCTCAAACACTCGCAACCGTTCACGTTCGGGGAATCCCGCTAGACGTGCCGCCGCCCGAGAGGGAGCAGCTGCTACGCCTGGGGCTGCTGCACGAAGAGCCATCGTCTTCGCGTCGAACAGCCCCTGGGTCAGCACCGGCTACGGCGAGCAAACGCAGCAAGTCACCCGGCGCCTCAAGCAAGCGGGCCACCAAGTAGCCATCGCCTCCAACTATGGGCTCGAGGGCTCGACGATGGAGTGGGAAGGCCTGCCGGTCTACCCCCGCGGCCTCGACGTCTACTCCAACGACGTCATCCCGGCCTATGCGATGGACTTTGGCCGGCCGACTGGGCAGCAGGCCGTCGTCATCACACTGTTCGACTGCTGGGTTTTCAAGGGCGCTGGCTGGGACGTGCTTGAGCGCATCGCCTCCTGGGTGCCCATTGATCACTTTCCCGCGCCAGCACCCGTGATTCAGTGGCTTGCTCGCCCGAATGTCACCCCGATTGCCATGTCGCAGTTCGGGCTAGACGCCATTGAGCGCCACGACATCGAAGCGCTTTATGTCCCGCACGCCATCGACACCAAGGTTTTCAAGCCGACGGAGTTGATGCAGGGCAGCGACGGTGAGGTGCCGGCCCGCACGTGGATGGGTATTCCTGAGGACGCTTTCGTCATCGGGATGGTCAGCGCCAACAAGGGAAGCGTCGACCGCAAATCCTTTGCCGAGTCATTCCTCGCGGCTGGCATGTTCATGCAGCAGCACGACGACGTCTGGCTGTACCTGCACACCGAGCCCAGCCCGGCCATGTCTGGCCTTGACTTGCGGGCGCTACTTTCCGCGACGGGCGTCCCGATGGATCGGGTGGCCTTCGCTGACTCCTACTCCTACCGGATGGGTATTCCGAAGGAAGCCCTTGCCAGCATTTACACGGGCATCGATGTGCTGCTTCAGCCCAGCCGAGGCGAAGGCTTCGGCATCCCCGCCATTGAGGCCCAGGCGTGCGGCACCCCGGTCATCGTGTCCAACGCCACCGCGCAGCCTGAGCTCGTCGGCGACGGCTGGCTCTGCGACGTGCAGCCCGCATGGGACGTCGCCCAAGGCTGCTGGTTCTTCACGCCGCTGGTGCCCAGCATCGTCGACAACCTCGAAGCCGCCTACGCCAGGGGCCGAGGCCGCTCCCAGCAGGCCATCGACTTCGCCGCGAACTACGACGCCGACGTCGTGTTCGACAAGTATTGGCGGCCGGCGCTAGACGTGATCCTATGACCGCCGTCATCACCGGCGGCCTCGGCTTTATCGGCTCGCACCTAGTCGACCGCTGCCTAGATGAGGGCATGGACGTCCTGATCATTGACGACGGTCGCTCGAGCAAGCAGCGCAGCACCGAGCTGTGGCCGAGTGACAGCCGCGTCAAGGTGCTGCTCGCGGATTGCCGCGACGTCGTCCTGCCCGTCAGAGCCGAGGTGGTCTTCCACCTGGCGTCCCCGGTTGGGCCTGTCGGGGTACTAAGTCGGGCTGGCTACATCACGCCCGAGGTTGTCGACGGCTCACGCGCGGCTGCCCGGTGGGCTGTCCGCGACGGCGCCCCCATAATCGACGTGTCCACCTCCGAGATTTACGGCGGCGGCGACCAAGGCCTCTGCGCCGAAACCATGCCCCGGATCGTTGAGCCTGGGGCTTGGGCGCGGCTGGAGTACCAGACGGCGAAGTTGGCTGCCGAGGTCATGCTCCTCAACATGCCCGAATTGGACGTGCGCATCATTCGCCCGTTCAACGTCGCGGGCCCGCGCCAGTCCCCCGCCGGCGGCTTCGTGCTCCCTCGCATGGTGCAGCAGGCGCTCACCGGCGAGCCACTCACCGTCTACACGCCGGGCACGCAACGCCGGGCACTCACTCACGTCCTCGACATTGTTGACGGTATTTGGCTGGCCTGGCGCAAGGGCGAGGCGAACCGGGACTACAACCTCGGCAACCCTGGCAACACCTGCTCGATGATGGCGTTGGCGCATGAGGTTGCCGACTATGTCGGCGGCGCTGACGTCCGGGTGGTTGACCCAGTGGGCCTGCACGGGGAGCAGTTCCGCGAGGCGGCGGAGAAGTTCCCTGACGCTACTCGAGCGATGACTGAACTGGGCTGGCATCCGAGCCGGTCGCGCCGCGACATCATCGCTGACACCGTGGAATGGTCGCGTTGATCCCTGTCCTCGGGGTGCCTGTGCTCAACCGCGCAGACCTGGCCGAGCGGATGCTGGAGTCGGTCGACGTGGAAACTGGCGAGACGCTGGTCATTCTGAACGGCAACTCGGACGAGACCCGCAGCTGCCTTGAGGGCCGCCACGTCACCTACGTTGACCCTGGCTGCAATCTCGGGGTGGCGGCCTCATGGAACTTCATCATTAGGGCTCGGCCTGCCGCGCCTTGGTGGCTGATCGTGAACGCCGACATCGAGTTCGGTGCGGGCGACCTTGGGCGCCTGGTCGACGTGATGCGGGACCCGGCTGCGAGGGTCGCGTGCCTTTATGACTTCGGGGCTTTCGCCATCAACCAGGCCGCGGTCGACACGGTTGGCTGGTTCGACGAGAACTTTCACCCGATCTATTTCGAGGACAACGACTACCGGCGGCGCTGCGCTTTGGCTGGCGTCCCGGTGAGGTCGCTGCTCAGCCGCACCCGCCACGACAATTCTTCAACGATTGCCAGCGGCTACGCCCGCCACAACGAGCGCACCTTCCCCCGCAACCTCGACTACTACGTCGAGAAATGGGGAGGGCCGCCTAACCAAGAGACCGTGACGGCCCCTAGAACGCCCGTGCTGGACCGTAGGCGGCTTGTCGATAACGCCTGGACATAGGAGAACCCCGTGGCGATTTCCAACGGCTACGCGAGCCTCAGCCAGATCAAGTCTGCGCTGCGCATCGCCTCCGGCGACGCCACCGACGACGCCCTCCTCGAGATGGCCGTCGAGTCCGCCTCGCGCCTGATTGACGCCTACTGCGGCAGGAACTTCATCAACGCCGGCACCGTCACCCGCTACTACTCAACTGAAAACCCCTACGTCGTCCAGATTGACGACGCCCGCGCCATCTCGCAGGTGCAGACGTCCACCAGTCTTGATGGCGTCTTCGACACGACCTGGACGATTGGCACGGCCGGCGGGCAGGGAGACGCCCAGCCCGAGCCCATCAACGACTACCTCGGCGGCGTGGTCTGGCCCTACACCCGTATCCGGGCCATCGGCGACTACACGTTCCCCACCGGCCCCGAAAACTCGATCAAGGTGACTGCGGTCTTCGGCTGGCCAAACATCCCGGTCACGGTCACGCAGGCCACGATCCTTCAATCCTCGAGGATCTTCACCCGCCTCCAGTCCCCGCTCGGTGTCGCGGGCTTTGGCGACATGGGCATCATGCGGGTCAGCCGCGGCCTTGACCCCGACGTCGCGCAGCTCATTGAGGGCTACCGCCGCGTCAACGGTGTCGCATGACCAGCCTCACCGACCTGCGCACCGGGCTCGCCAACCGGCTCACCACCATCACCGGCCTGCGCTCGTCGGCCTACATCCCCGACAACCCGCAGCCCCCCGTCGCGGTCGTGATGCCGGGCCGCATCCAGTACGACACCGCCTTCGGGCGCGGGTCGGACGAATACTCATTCACCATCATGCTCATCGTCGGGCGCGTAGCCGACCGGGCATCACAGACCAACCTCGACGCCTACTGCGCCTCTAGTGGTAGCGCGTCGGTGAAGGCGGCAATTGAAGGTGACCGCTCCCTCGG